TCTATCCTATGCAGATTTACCACCACCAAAAGGTGCAATTTGTGACAATGTTGTATATGCACCAATACCCTGCAAGAATGGATTTGCACCAGGTGATGTTGCCTGCTGGAATGTCGAAGGTATAGAGGCACTCGGCATACCTTGCAGTAAGTTTTGTCCTAATTGTAACCTTGTAAATGGTTCTTGTGCTTGTTGCATTAAGTTTTGACGTGTTGCATCTAGTTCTGCTTGAGACTGTCCCTGCCTCAAAGCACCTAATTGTGTTAATTGTGATATATCTGCTTGACCTAATGCCTGCTGTAAACGTCCTACGTCACCCGTAGTGCCTGCTAAAGTGCCAAAAGCCTGTCCAAGTCCACCAGACAGCCTTCCTGCATTCTGTGATGCTTGTAGGGCTGTCCCAAAGCCACTAGCTAATAACTTAGACAATGTATCTGCTTTAACTTGTTGTAATCCTCTTTCTTGTTCTGATCTTTGAATACCTGCTCGTGATCCACCAAATGCACCAGATCCAATAGCTGCAGCATCCGTTCCTGCTCTTCTCATGTCAGCTTGTCTATTTAATTCATTCATAGCAACATCAATGACTTGTTGTTGAAAAGGATTTTGAAATTTTTCTATACTTTCAGGTTGCAAAAATTGTAGTCCTGATGTCAATGCTTGTTGACCAGCTAAAGTTTGATCTCTTGCACCCTCTATAAAAGGCTTAAATGATCCTACTAAATTTTCACCCAATGATATTGCACGAGTTCTTAACGGATCAATACCTGCAATTTGAAATTTTGGTAAGTTAAGAGGAGTATCAAGCAAACCTGGCGTGGTTTGGTCTTCACCATCAAACTCACCAAATCCAGTTTGCAACAATCTTTTTTGCAGACCTTCTAAGAATGGAGGTAATCTTTGTATGTTTTCTACAGTTTGAACAGCCATTATGCCCTCGCTTCCAAGTTATCCATCATATTATAGGCTCTTTGTATACCTTTTCTTTGATTACCATCACCTAAACCTTTAACTGCGTCTTTTGTCAACACAAATTCACCTGCCATCAACATAGCAGGCACATCATCTTTTGTACCAGAACCTTCTGATGGATCTATACCACCATTACGTCTTGGAAATCCCATCTCTCCACCTTCTTTGGCAAACGTAATGCCACCTAGTCTACCGCCAGGTCCGCCTGAACCAAAAGGTCTTCTTTCAAATGATGTTCTTGTGTCTTCATCTTCATCTCCACCAGACAGTAATTGAGCCAGTAAACCTGCTGTCAAACCCTCACCTAATGGTGTGTTAAGTAATCTTGCTAAAAGATTATCTCCACCAACACCAGAAGATTTAAGCAGTTCAGCACTAAAAGTTCTTGGCTTAAAAGTTTCAGCTATTTTTTGTGATGCTTGTTCCGTTGGCACACTACTTACACCCATCTTTTTTGCAATATCAGGGTTGGGGGGAGGAGTTTTTCCAGCTCCACTACGAACAATTGTTCCCTCTCCACCTTGACCAATAGCTTGTTCACCACCACCAAAACGATCAAAAGCAGCACCAGTTAAACCTGTTATAAAAGCATTTCTAAGAGCATCTTTGTTTTTGCCACCCATTATCTTTGATGTCAAAGCTCCTGTGATAGCTCTACTGACAAGTGGACTTGCTGAAGGTCCTAGTAATGTAGTTCCAATGCCAGGTCCGAAAGTAGCTCCAATCAAAACAGGTGCTATATCTTTTAATAATCTTCCTAAACTCATAACGTAACCTTATATCATTTTGTTAATTTCGTCTATATGCCTTTTAAATCTGTGTTGTTGCACTTGTCGTTACTCTTGTCTTAGATAGTTCTTGAATACTTGCTACAACGTGCAATCTATTTGCCGTTGCTGCTTGTACTTTTAATATCTCTCCACTTTGTAATATTAAGTCTTGTGTTAATAACTCAATAGTAGTATTTGCACCTACTGCTTTCACTTTAAACAAACTAAATGCAGCAGATGCCGTATCTGTTAAGGTAACAGTTATAGTATCGGCATTACCTGAATCTTCTGATACTAAAATAGAATTTACAACAGACGCATTAAAATCTGCTCCACTTGGTGCTGTGTACAAAGTCGTAAGATTAGTAGTTGTTAAATCAAGCTTTGCGTTTGTAAGTCCTTGTATATATTGTGGAATACTCGTAATTAACATTATCGTCTACCATCTGGTCGTAAATCCACTCTTGGCGAACCTAATTTATATTTAGTGCCTAAAGCCGTTGAATCTATTCTTAAACTAAAAGACCGACCTCTCAATCTATAATCTAATTTTTCCGTAAATTGTTCTACTGGACTAGTTGCACTTCTTGTGGTTGTAGCTTGTGTTGTTTGATCGTCTCTTGGTGCTGCACCAGGATTGTCTCTAGCTTTCATAGTAAATGCTACAGATGGATTGGTTGCTGTAGAGCCATTAAATGTAATGTCGGGTATAACTTGTTTTAAAAAGAAAAACTTGTCACCATCTCCAATGTCCGTTGGTGCAGATTCTACAAAAGATGTCATGGCACTACCATCATCATCAAAACCTGACTCGTGGTTATATAATAATGATGAACCTGTTGCCATAGGTAAAGTTCTGATACCTCTGTCTAACCACGCATCTCGTGACAATGTTCCATAATACCAAATTTTTTCTAAATAATTATAAACAACATAAGCGTCAACTTCTGTTTGTCCTGCTGTTGGATAAAACCAAATTATTTCACCAAACTCAGAATTAACTCCAACATGAACTTTATCTTTTTCTTCTAAATTAAAATCTAAAAACACTTTATCTTTAACTGTGCATGGTAACTGAACAGTTTGACCACCAGAATAACCATAAAAAGTATCTACTCCCATCCAAAAAACAGCATCTTCCACAGCAATGGCAGAAAAAGGAGACATAATTGTTATATTTTTAGAAAGCTCTTGTAAACCAAATGTAAAAGGTGGACCTATAAATTTCATTGCGTGTAATGTTTTATTAGTAAATACAAGTATTTGTTGTTTTGTTTCTACCGCTTGTACAAAGGTTGACCCACCACCAAGTCTTAAATCACCTGCTGTATTTGTAGCTGTGGGAAACCAATCAACTGGGTTTTCTTGACTGCTAAATCTTACAAGCAGTGGATCTTGCACACCATCACCTTGTGTTGCAGATGAATTAGCACCAAAACCATCACAGCCAAAAGCTATTAAATGTCGATCTTGATCTGATACTATAATTTGTTTTGCTACTTGAGGAACACTAGTTTCACCAGAAAATGTACTTGTAGCACTTAATTCTATAGCTCTTGCAAAACCATTTGTTCTATCCCAGTAAAACAAACCACCATTAATAGGATTAATTATTAAATCTTCACCAAAATTGTCGTGTGACCACAACCTTATTTGATTACCAGTTACAGTCACAGAAGCTGCACTACCCCAACCAACAAAATCATCTGTGGCTATAGCATTACCTACAGCTAATCTAACTAAAGTATTATCTGCGTGTGTAGTGGCAGTCGTGCCACTATGTCCACGAGTTACAGTCATTGTGTTGTCATCAGTGGTTGCTGATACAAGCATTAACTCTTCTTCAACTAGTATGACATCATTAGCTGTATTCATACCCGTTTCATCATCAACATCAATAGCAGTTTCGCTATTATCTAAGGCTTCGTTAAGTTGTGTTGCCAAAGCACCTGATGTTGTACCACTCCATTGTCCAGCACCCCAACCAGTACCACCAACAGTTGTATCTGTACCAGTATTTACTTGATAAGCACCTACAACACTACTACCACCATTACCACTATCAGATGCGTTTGCTGCAACGGCAGAGGTAATTGTGTATGTATTGGAACTTATAATAGATACTATTTGATATTCTATGTTTAAAACTGTGGCTGTTATAGTACCACCCAAACTAGCCGCACCAGAAAACGTAACAAAGTCATTCTCGTTTGCACCATGTGCTGGGTCTGTAACAGTAATAGTTGTTGATCCGTTAGTCGCAGCAAACGTAACATCGCCAGCACTTGTTGTAACTCTTATAGGTGTGATGTCATTAAATGTATTACCCTGCTCAATATAATATTTTAGATGTGTGCCTATACCAAGAAAATCAGAACCATCTAAAGCAACCCAATTATGTAATCGTCTAGCTTTACCTTGATATGTGTTTGATGTTCGTTTTACCCATCCGCCAAACTTTTCTGGAAAACCTAATCTAAACCTAACTAAATTGCCATCAACAAAACCACCTTCGTTAGTATAAGATGTAAGATCAGATACTATGCCAGGTTTAAATTGTAGTTTAGTTAAGGGCATTGATTATCCTCTATGTTGTTTGAGCGTTACTCATTACAAAAAACCCATCAGGATCAAAAGTGCCTCTTTGTGAACTTTCTGAAGGTGTGGCTCTATATGTTTTTATTTGAAGAGTGCCTGCTGCTTGAGCGTGTACAGTATTATCTCCTACGTTTCTATTTGTTCCATCATTATCAAATGTAGTGATTGTGGCAGCATAATGGTCATTAAGATAATCTGTGTCAATATTAATCGTAAAGTCTCCTGTTCCATTATCTGAAACACTAGTGACATTAACAGAAGCTGTAAGTGCTGCTGTGCTTGATCCAACAGTGACTTTAGCACTCATGCCTATACTATTAACACCTGTAAATGAACTCGCTGTGACTGTGCCTGTCACTACTAAATTACCACTAGAGCCTAAGGTCATTTTTTCTGTAGCAGCACCTGATTCTGCTGTTTTAAAACTTAGTTTTGTTGAGTTTACAGATGAACTAAAGTCACCTTCTGATATAGCTTCAATACCTGCACCAACTGTAATAGCATCGGTTCCTGCACCTTCATCAGGTGCTATGAAATTAATAACACCTAATTTGTCATTAAGAGCGATATCATTATCACCAGCCGCTAAACTAATTGTAGGAAATTTATCATCACCACTTGCTGCGTGTTTAAGTGTTAGACCACTATCTGCAACATGAGTAAGAGTTATTTCTGAATCTGCACCAAAACTTATTACGGCACTATCGCTATCAAGTTTTAAATCATTGCTAATATTAACAGAAGTTGACGCATCAATGTCTACCACTGGTGCTGTTATTGCTATCTCTGTATCGGCTCCTATATCTAGCTGTCCATCAGCCGAAGATAATATTTTTAAATCAGCATCCCTAAATCTTAATTCTCTTGCTGCGTTTAGCAACAAACCCGTATCATGTACATGAGTAATATTTACGTCACTGTCTGCACCAAAGTTTAAGACAGCCGCATCTGATGTTAAAGAAACATTATCACCAACAGTTAAATTTGTGCCAACAGAAAAAGCAGCAGGTGTTGATGTAATATCTTGTTTTGTAACAGCAGCACCCGATCCTGCTCCATCACAAAATATCCACGCTATTTCTCCAGCAACTAAAACAGCATTTGCACCACTACCTTGAGATATATTTACAGTTTGATTTGTTCCGTTTTGTACCAAATGAACTTTGTCTGCATCTTCTGGAGCAAGTGTAAGAGTATGAGTTCCAGAAGGCGAACCTCCTAATACTAAAACTTTAGCACCAGCATCTGATACAGTTCCATCAGTAACTGTGAAAGTATCTGTAGTGCCAGTTAAAGTAAGAGTTTTTACTCCATTTATAGAATTATCTATAATATCTAAATTGTTATTTGTGGTATTACCCCAAGTTCCAGCTTGTTCACCAGAACCTATCTTTTCTATACCACCATTTGTATATGTACTAGCCATATTTACCTCACTGTATTTCTGTCCAAGACTGTGATGAACCTGTGTTAACACTAGTCCAGTTACCAGATTCATCATTAGCAGTTGTATTTACATTTGACCAATCTTCTTTTGAAGGAACTTCTGTTTCTTGACCATTTACAATTACTATTCTAACTCCTGCATTAACTTCAACAAATTTTATATCTCCTATAGATGATTGTGTCATATTTAAATCTTTACTTGCAACACCTGATCTTATCATAATCCCATCAGAGGTTTTTGTAAATGCTGTCACTACATCAAGAGTTTCTGTAGCTAAAATTAATCCTTTTACTTCTACTGCTGCACTTGTTTGTGTATTATTAAAACTTAACTCTGCATTTGCACCACCTGTAATATAAATACCAGCACTGGTTTGTGTATTATTAAAACTAATACTAGCAACTCCAGACATAATACCTACACCAACAGATGTCTTAACACCTAGTGCTGTTTGTTCAGAAACTCCAGCAAGTAAAATACCTTGATCGGCAATACTATATTCACATATTGCTGAAGCACCTAACACTAGCAGTAATCCTCATTCTCTTGTTCTAATTCTTTTCTTAGTCTCTTTATTCTGTTTTCTAAAGTGTTAATCGTAGTATAGATATGTCCAGAACCACTTGGTCGTACTTCATCTTTTAAACACTCAACTTCATCCATAAGAGCAATTATGTGAGTTAGTTTTGAGTTGTGCATTGTTATACTTGGTTTATTGTCCTCGTCATCTGATACGAGCATTGGTTGTCCGCTTCTCATTAATCTGCCTCCTCTATAGTTAAAGTTCCTGCGTCTACTTGTGCTTTTATTTCTGCGTAATGTCTATTGTTCTCGTCTATTGGTACAAACATTTCTTTACCATCTATTGTAGCTTTCACATTTATGTTAGTTTTACTTAAACCTTGAACATATTTTGCTGATGTTATATTCATTAAAACCTCTATATTTCTGCGTCTATTGTAACTGTAGCACCAGTAGTGTGTTCTCGTATCTCTATACCTTGTCCTGTTGTTAACCCACTTCCCACAGTCGCATTAAGTGTAACACCTTCTGTGCTTAATTCACCTGCTGCCATACCTGATGTTTGAGTAGCAGAATTTTCATGTTGAATTTGAAATTCAGTAACACCAGAAAAAGCAAGTGTAGGTGTTCCTCTCATAACTGGGTGTAATCTAATTGTACCTACCGCTGTAGTTGAAGATCTGGCATGACCAAATGTAAATGCCTCATCATTTATTGGTGCTATAACATTGCAATATCTTTTACACAACATTAGCTCTTCACCTTGTGACCTATGCTCAAATGGTGTGGCTTGTGAACCTACTTCTACTTGAACCCCTGTAATAAAAAATTCTCTATCTGTGCTATCAAATATAGATGTTCTACTTCCTGCATACCTATTTGCATTTGTAACTGAACCCCAAGTATTTGAAGCAAAAGTTCCACTTGTATAATTAGAGCCACCATGAAGCCAAATTTGTATAGGATAAAAACTTAGAGCATTGTCATCATCTAATGCACCAGTGGTATCAGGTACAAAGGTAAAAGAAAACCTCTGCCATGAACTTGTAACAGTAAATGCTTGTGTATTGTTTCTAGTGTTATCTTGGTCATACATTTCAACTACATAATTTGCACTAGCATTTGCTTTAGCATAAAAAGACATTGTTAAACTTTCAGCTTCACTTGTTCCTTTCTTAATCATTTGAGCATCTTGACCTTCCATAGCATAACTTAAAATAAACAACTCATCTGCTGCTATAGAAGTATCTGCTGTAGTAACATCTATTTTTAAAGAATTGCCGAATCCATCAGGTGTGTCTGATGATTGACTCATAGTTACTCTACCTGCTGTGCTAACAGAGAATATTCTAAATCTATCAGCACTAAAGTATCCGCTACTAGCACCTAAACCTGTAGCTGAAGTGCTTCTTTGAAAAACATTCATACCACCATTAATTATCATGTTACGTCTACCACCAATCTGACTATTGGTTAGGACTTCACCCATCTTTGCTAATTCTGCGGCTTTGGTCACTATTCAATTCCCATATTTTTATTCATTTCATCTGTAACTTCTTTTAATGTTTTAACAACGCCTAAAGTAAAGGCTTGTGTGATTTGTGCATCTTCACCTGTAGCTATTGTTATTCCATTAGCATTACAATGTGCCATATTTTTAGCAATTATTTCATCTATAGCTATGCGACATCTTGTTTTAATTGCATTATCAATCCAATCTTGTTGTGCATATGCAGCATAAGACAAACTTTTATCTTCTGAATCTGTTAATGTAACTGTATAATCTGGCATTTACTTTCTCCTAACCTAATAAATAAAACGAAGCTCTCTGTCTGTTAGCTTCTAATGTAGCTGAATTAGATCCAAAATGTGCAGCAACTTGCAGATAATCTCCTGCAGATAAATTTATTGCTAAAGTTCTTGTTCCTGCTCTTACACTGTCTCCAAAATTTACCCAAGGATCTAAACTGCCTATTGAACCACCACCATTTAAATAAAACCCTACATGAAGTTGATTGTATTGACCATTAGCTTGAAGCTCTGCTGAGAGTAAATATCTTCCTGCGATTGGTGCAGTAAATCTACCATTTGATGTATCATAAACACTACCTGTATCTACTCTTT